AAGTTCTCTACGCTCATCAAAGTTTACTTCTTGAGCATCAAACACGTCAGTGTATTCACCAGCTACCCAATTTTGTAGAGTTGCTGGAACTTTAGCGTGTGCGATGTCCATTGGTGTTACGTCTGTTTGACTAGCTTTTTGGTTAGCCAAGCCTTTCCCCATAGTACGGAAGTTGTAAGTATCACCTACAACACCTGTTCTTAAACGAACTGCACCTCGGAGTTTTCCAGCAGTCTGGAAAGCGTGCTTTACTTCAGCGTCAAACTGGGCCGAAGCTGCACTAGATAGATTGATAGACATTCTGTCTTCTCCTAAATTAAATTAAATTTTTCTTTTTCAATTCAGGTTTCCGTATTCTGGGCTGAATCTAGCATGTTTACAAGTTGCCATCTTTTAGAATACGGGTCTTAGACAAGAGTGTCCGTGGGTCTTATTTTAACACACAATACAATATTAATTTGTATTATTTATTTGTATTCTTAATTGTAGCTGCTGCTACTGAAATATGAGCTAACCCCCATGACTTCATTAATTCTAAAGTCACAAGGGTAGCATGATGATGCATAAATCTTTGTGTGTCATTACATTGTTTAAGAACGTGATGTACAGCTTCTATTACTTCATCTATTTCATACTTCACTGTCTTATTTCGTTTTGTGGCTGCTTACCAAAGAAATCTGCAAACTTCTTATCAACTTCTTTTCTAAATGTTGGAGATTCTGCGTAACGTGGGTCAGCAACTAATTCATACAATGCTTCTTTTGTTGTACTATCTACTGGTTTGACATTATCAGGAGCTGATACATCCGTTTCTCTGGACATGCCACGCATCTTTTCAAGAATAGCAAAACCTTCAGCTGTTGTTGCTAAACCTTGTAATGTCACAAACTCAGATTCATCAAAGTTTGCTTTAGCCCAAGATGTAAAGTCATTAATACGTTGTGGTGCATCTTTACCCATACGTTTTATTTCATCTTGTATATCTGGCTGCGTTTCCATTAAACCATTAACATACAATGCCATAAGTTCTGTATGTTTCTCTTGCGATAATCCAGCTTCAGCAGCCCATTCATTAAAACTAACAAGCATTGGGTCATCTTCAGCTATCTCACCTTCTATGCCTTCAGGAAGTTCTACTGTATATCCATCTTCAGGCGCACCAGTAAATGCTCCTAACTTAGATTCTAGTCCAGCATAAGCTTTAGCTTGGTCAGCTACTGTTTTATATTTGTTTGACTTAAACCATTCAGGAGCATCACCCTCTCCTTTAATGTCTTCTGCCATCATCCAACCTTCACTAACAACCTCAGTAGATTCAGTTGTCTCTGTTGTAGCTTCAGCTTCAGGTGCTACTTCCTGTTCGTTCAATATTGTTTCTTCACTCATTGTTGTCTCCTTGAGGTAAATAATCGCCATTTTCTCTGCGTTTAATGGCATTTTGTATAGTGCGTATTACACTGTTTTGCCCCTCTCTGTAAAAACCTTGTTCAGCTGGCTGAGTAGGAATACAGACAGGAGCTTTGATATAACGCTCCTCCCAATGACTTAATATCTTTTTGCCATCAGGAGTTTTAAATAGCCTAGCTATCATTGCGTCAAAGTCTTTATCCACTCATTTGCTCCATAGCTTGTTGAGCTAGTTCAGGATTTTGTGCTGCTGCTTCTGCTGCTTGAGCCATCTCTGCTTGCTCTTGCATTTGCTGCTTCATTGCTTCACGTTCATCTTTGTCTCTCACTAAGTCAGGGTCAACACCAAGTAGTTTAGCTATATGCTCTGGAAATGCTTCAAGGTCCAGACCAATTCTGACAGCATCTTCACCAACCATCATAGCAAACTGTACAAACTGAGCTAACTTGTTAACCTCATCCATATCCTGTTGCTGTGCTAATGGTGATATAACTTTAATCTCAACTTCTTGATTGCCAACTTTAATAGGAGCAACTTTTCCGTTACGTTGAAGAATATCTATAGCTCTCTTAATAAGCTTGTTAATAAACTCCATTTGTAAACGACCAAACGATGAACCAATGTCTGACATAAGCTCTTGCTGTCTAATTGAAACTTCAGTAGCTGACTTTGTTGGACCTTCCATTGGACCAAGTTGGTCATGAAACAATGCTTTCTTAATGTTCTCACGCAAGTCTTGTAACACTAACTCACTGACATTGAAGTTACCACCTGACTGTAAAGGTGATAAAGAACCTTCAGCTGCTACAGGTATAACTGCTCCAGATTTAATGTTAACTGTCCAAGGATTAAGAACTCCATCATCAACAGCTGTATAAACACCGACAATTTCTTTTTCAGCGTTCTTTAGTACAAACTTAACAACCTCATTAGCTGTCTTAATGTCAGGTAATGCTGTCATGATAGGACCACGACCATATCTTTCACCAGCAACTTTAGACCAACGAAACACAATCCAAGGTGATACTTCAAAATAATCTTCAAAGATAACATGCTTAGTGCCTTCTTCTATAATGACATACTCATAGATTTTTTTTTCAGGATTGTAAACAGTAGCTTCAATAATAGGAACAAGTTCATCTGGCTTAGTTTCCATCATCTCCATGACTGCTGGTGAGCATTTACCTTTCTTCCACACTTGTTTAATGTTACGTGCTGGATGTTCATGTCTTCTAAAAACAGTCTCAATAGTTCCATGAGGTCCATCTTCTACTAACAATTCTTTTAATGGCACAGCTGTAAACTTGAGTAAAGCATCACCTTCACCTTCATTAAGAAGTAATGCTCCAGTACCTACAGCTAAATCAAGAAATGATTCGTGTGCTTCTGTTGCTAGATTAGAATGACTTATATAACTAAACAAAGTATCTGTAACTTCTTCTAGTTGTTTATCAATCTTATTAGCATATTGTTGAGGAATACCAGTACCAGCAGATAACTTAGCCCACTTTTTAAATGGTGGCACAAGTGTTGACTGAAGCCTTGACGCAAATCTTTGAGTACCTATCAATGCTGTCGAGTCATATATCTTGGTATTCTTTTTTGCACCTTCTGTGTGTTGATTAAGCACTTCTCTTTGAGGTAATGCGTATTCATAACACTCTTTCCAGTGTGATTCCCATAAGCTTCGATGTTGTTTAGCAACTTCATATCGCTTTACTAAAGCATCAGTAAGCTCTGAGCTTTTTTTATATGTTGGCATAATATTATCCTAGTGTGTCTGAAAGCCCTCTTTCATCATTAGTCATTAAAGAACGCTTACCCATTCTTCTTCTCTTTGAACGCTTCATAGACGTTTTCTCATAAGCTTTTTCTTCTCTAAGTTCAGAGTCTCTTCTGTTATCTGCATCTATTTCAGCTGCTGATTTAACTGGTGCTGGTGGTGCTGATGGTTTACTTCTAAATCCAAATGTAAGTTTGCTTTCTAGCCATTCTCTGTTGTAGCTAGGTAATAAATATTTCATGTACTTCTCCTTTTTATATATTTGTGTAATTGCCAAGGTGTTACTACCCAGCATGCCTTTATTCCCAAGACTTGTTTACATACTGTTACGCATGTGAGCATCCCCCTGAAGATAAATTTTGGTTTTATTGTTTTCTTGTATCGTATGACTTTCCATCCAGTTTGTTCAAATAAACTTGGAACATCATCTTCGCTTGTATATGGCATAACATTAACGTCTAACTGTTGACCTAATGGGTCTACTAATATCCAGTTGTACCCATCCCACTTAAACACGCAGCAGTGTCTGTAACCTTTACGAGTAAATACATCCCAGAAATGTGGAACATCTGAATCTCCAAAGGCTACGAAATAATCTATGTTTAAGCTGTCAGCCATGATATGTTTGCCTGTGGTTGTCCTATTCTTTGTTGTTTACTCTTGTCTCTGTATGCAATAGAGAAATACCTCCACGCATCGCTAAAGTGTGATGTCCAATCATGCAGTGGATGTGGTTTATATACCCCTTTCTTCTCATCAAACTCTTTACGGTATCGTCTCAAAGCCTGTAAACCTTCCTTAGTGCTATCCTTTTTGAAATAGCATTTAGGTAATACAGCCCTAGCAGCATGAATACCATCCTCAATTGTTAATCGCCTGACTACCCTAAAATGG